AATAAACTTTACCTAATTTTAGGGTAATTTGAGGTTATGTTTTTTTATAGTTAGTAATCTTAATAAACTTTACCTAATTTTAGGAAGTTAGTTTTTTTTTAATTTTTTTTTATCTTTTTTTAATTTTTTACTCTGCCTCATCTTCCTTTACAGGTTCTCCCTTTTTAACTTTTGGTCGCTTTTGCTTTTGCTTTTGTAGTTCCTCGATAGTAGCATCTCTCCGTCCTACCCTTTCAGTTAGTTCTTGATTAAGTGCTTCCAGTTCCAAAATCTTTTCTTCCAGTTCCTTAATCTTTAGGGTTTGGTCTTCCTTAATAGTTCGGGAGCGAGTTGGTTTGTTTTTAATATACTCCTCATACTCGGGGTTAATCAGTTCCTTATTTTTTTCGGATTTCATCGCCTCCTCCAGTTGCTTAAATGCGTCCTCCTGTAGTGCCTTTGCGTCTTCGGCAGATACTCCCTTTTCAGTAATAATTCGTCCTACAGCAGTTCTAATGTGTTTTTTCCAGTCCTGTTGTCCCTTATACATTTCCTTACCTGCCTTTTGCCCGAGGTTATACTGCGAACTAATAGGGCAGGTGAAGTAATAACTGCGATTAACATTAGGGTTGTTGGTTTGGTGCGAAAGATACTTCGGGGGTGCTTTGTTGTCGGTCATCTTGCTTTTGATATATATACTACCCTTTTCTTTAAGCGAGTTTTTTTAAAAGTTTTACTTTACTTTTGTAGGTATAGTGGTGGTTCTTACCTAATAGATTGTTTGCCCTTTAAGTTAATTTTTTTTAATACCCAATTTTTATATAAAATAGTTTTCAATAAAAAATACTTAAAGAAATAATAAGTATATATATCAAAGGCAATATGGAAGATATAAGTAATAAGATATTTGATATTAAGGAAAAACTAACTGATAGTGATTTTAAAGAGATAATGGAAAAATTAAGTGAGTTTAGAAAAACACAAACTAATATGTATAAGATATGGGTGTTAGTTCCAGAAGTAAGTGCTTGTTATGAAGAGGACGCAGAACTTAATGTATCATTTCACAGAGAGAGTAAGTATGTAAAATTAACAATAGAGGAATATAATAATGTAAAAGATGGTGTAGAAGAAAATGGGAGTTATTCAATCTGTAGTTGTAGGTTAGATGACTGGATAGGAAATGATTATGTAAATGATGAACACGAAAAAGGTATATTAATTGAATATAATGACGACCAACATATTACATATAGAAGATGTAGTGTAAATATAATAAAAATAGAAAGTGTATAATTATTTTTTCCACACATAAATAAACTCACCATAAGATTTACCACTACCAGTTCGCTGGGATTTCTTCAACTTAATTTTTTCATCATAACTACCTATATATTTTTTAACCTCATTATAAATCTCTTTAGGTATATTTAAAGCATAGTATTTTCCTTTAGGTAGGTTATTATATGTTTTTTCTATAACTGGTTTTAGGAACTCTTCATTAAAGTTTTCATATTCGGGCATATTCTCATATTTTTCCTTATCGGCATAAGGAGGTGATGTAAAAACAAAGTCATAATTCATATTTCCGTAATTTTGATTTTCTGCTTTACCAATAATAATTTTAGTTTTACTTTTATGTGGATAAGTTTTAATAATATCGTGATAAGGTTTATTAAGTGCTTTATTAGTATCAATACCTATATAATCAATATCGGCAGACATAGCACCTAATAAGCGACCACCCCACCCCGCACTAAAATCCAATACTTTAGTAGCACCATATCTTTCATATAAATACTTCGCAATATTAGGTTTAAATTGATTAACTGAACCATACATCATTTGAAGAGTGCCTCTTAACAAACTGGGGTTATTTCGTGCTTCACTTTCACTAACTTTATTAAGTTTCATAGTGTTCGCAATAATCTTTTTTCTTTCCTCTGGATTTTCCCAGGCGGATTTATGCGACCATTTCCCAGTTTTAGTTTTAATTCGATATGGATACATAAAATAATCAGTTGCTTTATTTCCTACATTACTCTGCTTATATCCTTTAATTTTCTGTAATTCCTCGTAGTCCTTTTTAGCATCTTCTAAAGTAATATCTTTTGAAGGAAAACTCATTCTTTACTATTAGAAAACATTTTCTTATTATCTTCAATTATTTTTTTATACCTTACTGAATATTTATCCCAATAGGGAGTTCCATAACAATTAGAGTGCCTTGACTTTAAATGAGTAAGCATATAGTTCTTGCTTAACTTTTTTAAACAAATAGGACATTCTATTTTACTATTTACATAACCAGTATCTAAAGGCATTTTCTTTAATATAATGGAATATTTTATACTGAATGTTGTTGCGGACTTGCTGGTTCTAATTTAAGTTCCTCTGTTGTTAGAGGCATTCTTTTACATTTAAATAACCCAAAACAACAATTAATATCTTCACATCTACTTTTCCTCATAGAAGCAAAAATTAAACTTATCAAACCTCCTACAGAAGCAATAAGTCCTAATATAAAACTCTCACTAAATCCTGTTTGATTATCCATATACTATTTAACAATATAAAAATGAGTTAAAAGTGAATGGTTTTTGTGTAAGATTAGCACCAATAGTTCCTATTCGCATTTCGGGACTGAAAGCAATAGTATCCATACCAGTAATAGGTATTGCTTTAACTGCCTGTTTATCAAAACTGCGACCCTTTCCTTGATGTATTCTTTTATTAGAAAGTTCATTAACTTCCTTACAAGGTAGAGATATTTGATATTGTGGGTTAATACCCATTTGCTTTAAAGGGGTCATATAACCTGTAGGTGCTTTAAAAAGTTTGCTGGAGGGTGCTGTAGCATTAGGTCGTTTTTGCTTACTGCCCCAATCTTCACCTTTAATTGAAGGTGTGTAAGAAGAAGAACTCGCTGGACTTCCTGATAGTTTATGGAATGATTTTATGCTGTGATTTACAACTGGTTCCGTCATTTTTAATATAACTAAATAAAATATTTTTAAGATATACTTTATTTATTTATATAGTTTCATTAAATCTTCTATTAATTTTTTTAATTCTTTAAGTTCCTTTTCTACTTTATCTAAAGAGGTATTCATTTACTACTACCTCAACAAAAAAATCTACAATTGGGTCATTTAGAAAAGCACCGCAATATTCTTACCTACTCCAGCACGAACTTGAGCAGTTGTTTCCAGCACAACAAAGGCACTTACTACACCTGTATCTTGAGTGCCTGTTTGGGCAGCATCGGCAGGTGGTATAACTTGCCCCGAAACATTCCAGGTCATCATAGTATTAATACCTCGTGAGTTGAAACCTGATTGAACACCACATCCAAAGCGAGTTGGGTGGTTAAGGATTTGATTAACACAGAACTTACCATCATTAAAAGATTGTTTAGAACCGCAGTATGTGCCTTCAGCATCAAGACCTACTTTATCGGGGACATAGTTAAGGTCGCACAGGGCATCAGTAAGAGTTGCTCTGTATTGAGGCATTTGAACATTATTGACTGACCAGTTGTATCGGAGGTCGCCATCTAACAGACCACTACCTGCGACACCACCGATAGAGTTATAGGAGCGAAAGCGAAAATGACCTGCTGTAAAAGTAGAAGCACCCACTCCAGCATTAACCAGTTGGAGAGCATTAGTGCCTACAGATTGGTAGTTAGAATCACGATAGGTTCCCATCATTTTATCAATAGAACCTGATGAAAGTGAGAAGCGAGGGACTGAAGTGCCTGAAGTAATGTTGTCGAGAGAGAATGTGTAATATTCTTTGTAGTTAAGTGGGAGGTAGTCATCGGCAGCAAGACGAGAACGCAACATTTCATTATAAATTGGGTTGAGAGATACACTATCAATTGTAAAGAAGATGTTGCTAATAGAGTAGTTCATAGCACGGGCAGCAGCGAGGGCATCGGCAGGAGTATCAGGTGCTAAAACAGCACTAAATGGTTCTCCCATATTAAGAGTAGCGATTTTAGGGACTAACACAGAGTTAGGGGCGAGAGTGATGCGAACCTGTATTTGACCCCATACATCGGTTGATAGGAAGCGAGTGCTGTTTTCATTGAGGAACCCACACCAATCTTGAACAACTAAACTTTCATCACCTTCAGCAGCATCAGCAGAGTTAATGTTTGCGTGAGCAACAGAAGCACCTACAGAAGCAGAGCGACCTAAAGAACCTTCTGAAAGTTTCTTAAGTTTATAAATAGTGTTCCATTCTTGACAACCTTGCTCAATAGCAACTCCATTAAGATTAACTTCTACTCGTTGAATGAGTGCTTGTGCTGCGTCATCAGGTAGTTTAGCATAACAGGTTGTCGGTCCCGCACCTGCTGTAGTAGTAGAGAGTGATGTATCATAGTGAAGGCGAAATGACTTCATATCTAAACAAGCACCTTCAGGAAGATTTACAGTGATAATGCGACCAGCAGAGGCAGTTTCAGCAGACACTGTCTCAAGACGAAATCTATTACGACTATACTGGCTCATAGAATCGACCATATATCTAACATTTTCGGGGAGGAACTTGCCCTCCATATCCTGGATTTCTTCATAACTCAAAGCACCTTTATCCGCCATATTTTACTATATCCTAATAAAATAATTTTCATAAAACCTTTATTTTAATTGAGGGTTAGGTTGGGGTATTGCTTTAGGAGATTATCTAACTTCAATCTTTTTTCATCAGGGGGTAGTTCATCAGTAAGCACCTCCCACCTGAAGGACATTTTAAAACTTAAGTTTCCAGCATCCGCCTGACCTTCGGCAACCTCTTCAATTAATCTACCCTTATCATCTGTGATAGTAAAATATACCTGTGAGAGTTGTGTTTGCTGGAGGAACATACTAAATAAACTATTAGGGTCTTCAAATGAGATAAACTCAAAGGTAGGGTCAAAGAAGGCACGACTTAAAGGTATTCTTGCGAATATTTGTGTTGGAGTAAGTCCTTGCTGATTAGGGAGGTCTTTTTCAAATCCGTATGTTTTATAGTTGCCTGAATGTAAGTTAGTGCGAATATAAATTGCCTCTAATGTATTTAAGGCACATACAAAGGGACTTACTTGAGATACTGCTGGTGCTACTGCTCCACCTAAAGGATTACCACTAAAGACATCTAAAGGATTAGCACCGAACCCATCTCGGGTTGGAAAACCTCCTAAAAGTTCAGCACTATCATTAAAGAACCCATTAGGTGTAATAGTTGTTGAAAATGCTGGAAGTTCTGAAAGTTTCTTAACCTGAAAAGAAACAAACCCCGAACCTGCTGGAAGACCTGCTGGAATTGTTATAGTGTATTTTCGGGTATATTGAGAGTATGCTATAGTTGAAGCAGCAAGTAATGGAATAGCAGTAATACCATTAATAATAGCATCACCTAAACTTGCTGGAGGAACTGCTCCTGTAGGTGCTGTAGGAGCAAAACTATCATAAGTCCCTTGCTGAATAATAATAGGAGTATATTGAACAGCAGGTAATACAGTGGGGTTGTAAAAATAGAATACATTATTGCTGGGATTAACATTATACCAATTTCTTCTCATCTCAAAGGAAGTTAAAGTCAGTTTCATCTGTTCTTTAGGAGCAACAGCAAAGGCAGATGGAGGAAAGTTAATTTTACTGATTTGTCCATTACCTACACTATTTATCTCACTATCGATAAATACATTTCGTGCGAACTTAACAATCATTTTTATAATATATAAACATTTTATTCTGGGTCAATAACTTTAACAGATTGTAGGATATAATCTTCGGGTGCTTTAGGTTCTTCGTGTTTTAGTTTCCCTTCTTTCATTTCTGCTACAATTCTATCCTTTTCTTCTTCACTTAATCTAATCATAGTTTCAATTAACTCTTCTGGAAGCATAGGATACTGCTTACTAATAAAATCTTTTTGTGCTATTTCAAAATCAGTCAGTTTTCTAATTTCCTTCACTTCACTTAAATCCACCATATTTATAATAAGTGTAGAAAATAATTTTTCTTAATTTACAATAAAAGTATCAAGATTTTTGCGGAACATACTGGGGTGCTGGGACTTCTTATTAAAATCTAAAAAGAGGAAGTCAAACTTACTATCTTTAGTTGCCTGATGATGTATTTTCATAAAATCTTCCTTACTAACCTCTCCTCCACATTCTTCTGCTATTTCCTCTAACTCTTTATCGCTTTTTGTTCTACCTACTGCTAAAGAGGTTGTATTTCCTCTTATACACTTACTAATACCTCCTGAAGAACACTTAAAAGATTGAAGAAGGAAGTATAAACTACAACCTATAGCACCTCCTGTATTAAGTTGCCCTAAATGTCTGTGATAAATAGTAAGTGAGTTTAATTTACGAATACCTTTAGTAAAAATCTGCGAACCGAGGCAGTCATCAAACATTACAGCAATACAAGGTTTTCTTCCACCCCAGCGGTGAGTAGGTGGTTCAAATGACCCATTTTTATAAAACATCATAAGTAAGTCATCGGGCATAGCAAAAGGGTCATCTTTATTCAGTAATTTCATAAGTTCCTTATATCTTTTTTTCTTTTCAAGGTATTCTTCGAGTTCATCTCTTTCTTTTTCAATACTCTCTTTTATTTTATCAATTACTTCCACATCATCGGGGTTTTCATAAATATCATCAGGGTCTATATTTAACCTACTTAAAAGAGAGGCATTACTTTTAATTGAGGGACTAACACATATAATTCTATCATAAGGCATTTTTTCAATTAAATTAATTGTGAAGGTAGTTTTACCCTGTCCTCTCGGTGCTACTACCAGACAATTTTGGTGTGCTTTAGGTAGTGGGTCGGGAGTATCATAAGCAAAGGGACTTCCGTCGGGGACTTTAATATCTAATCCTTTTACTTTAACTTCTTTCATTTATATTATTATATGTTAATATTTTTAACTGGAGTGATACTTCTGTGCTAATTTAACAGCATCATCTACAGAATACCTTAAAACACCTTTTCCTGAAGTAGCACCTTCTTCACTAAATAGGTCGCCTTCCCTTTCAGTAAAGTTTAAGTAAGTATTTAAATCAACTCCTAAAGCATTTGCCTGTTCTATATCCTGTTTTAACACCTGTTCCTCTTTATACCTTCCAGTTAATTTTTGTAGATACTGAATTGCTTTAGGTGCGGGTTGATATTCTAATTTTTGTTGTTTTTTAGGCATACCTAATTTTTCCCTAATTAAATCTCTTGCTCCAGCAGGAAGCATAGGGTCTATACTCATTACATCAGTCATTAAACTCGGCATATCAATTAAAGCAAACATAGGATTAATATTATACAAAGCAGGTGATAAAGCAGTATTAATTTTAAGGTTCTCCGCATAATTTTCGGCAGTTCTATAGGCAGTTTCCCCTTTTGTTTTGTATTCAGGTGTAAGAGCATAAGGCATAATAAGTCCCCCCACACCACCTACTAATTGCCTACCTACTGCCTCACCTTGACTACCTAACATACCAGCAGTATTACGAAGTGTGTTAGTTCTTACACTTTTTATTTTACCTTCACTTAAAGTTAAAGGTTCTATAAATTGTTTTGATAAATCGTGTTGATTTACCCACCCTCCTTCTAATCCTAAAGAAGAGTTAATTATATTTTTTTTAATATGTTTTGGAGTGCCTTTTGTTTTTTCATATAGGTTTCGGGGTAGAGATACTGGGTCGAATAAAGTAGTATGTGTTGTTATATCAGTTCCTTCCTTAACAGGTCGGTTTGCGAGAGGGTTTCTTGCTGGATTAAAAGATACTGATTTAGCACCGAGAACTTCTGCTGTATGGTCTGCCTGTCCTCCACCTAAAGAATGACCTGTTAAATTAATATCACTTTCTTTAATTTTAAAATATTTAGCAACATCTTTTCCTAATTGAACTGCCTTTTTATATCGGTCTGTTGTGTGTTCCTTTCCACCTAAAGTATGTAAATTAACTCCCCAGTCAGTAGCATTTTTAACTCTGTTTTTTCCAGTTCTAATAACACTCTCAAGATTTGCTTTAGGGTCTAAAAAGTCAGCATCACTACCTCTAAAAGCAATATACACTTTGTTAGTTTTTGGATTAAAATAGGTTGTATGATTATTATTAGTAAAACCACCTTTTTCAACTACCTTAAAATCTGCTAATTCAGGAACTAATTTTGAACCATCTTTAAGTAGTTGTTTTGTTGCTTCCTTTCCTTTATATGCTGTTTCATAAGCACCTTGAGATAGGTGTGAGTTAATAACTTCTTCGGGTGTATGTTCTATTACTTCACTACCTACTTCAATATTATTAGCATACTCACTTAATTTATCTTTTGCTTTATTAAATAAGTATGTGGTAGGAACATCGGGAGTAGCAGTTTGTTTATTATAATTAAATAAATGGTCTTCTTTTAATATACGAGATTTAGTTTGTGTATAGCGAGGATAAGATGAACTACTTAAAGGTTCTTCATACCCAAACCTTAATCCTTTACACCTTTCGGGATACTTTAAACAATACATTCTTTAATATATTGAAAGATTTTTTAAGGTCGCATTTCTCTGCTGGGGTCGTATGCTTCTCTACTACCTCCTCTATCATAACCTCCTGCTGCCCAACCTGGAGCATTAGGATTAACTCTACCTGAACCTGACCCTCTATTTCCACCTGTTTCTACCTCTAACATAGGCGGTCTTCGCACTGGTGGTCTATATTCTGCTTCAGGTGGGACATATTCAGGTGGGACATAACCTTCTTCTGCTGGTAGGTCTTCCATACCTCTTAAAGGTTCTCTTTCTGAATAAGGTTGTGCTACATATCGGGGTGCTTCTCTACCTACAATTTCTTCTCTAACAGCATAAGGTCGCATTTGTTCATCAACAGCAACTTCTACCTCTTGTCTAATATCACCTCTTAATTGTCTTACATTTTCTTCTAACTGCCGAGCATCAATAATACCTCTTTCATAAAGAGCAACTTGTTGCTGAATATTTTGTCCTATAATTTCTTCTTCTGCTACAGCACTTAAAGGCGGACTATCAAAAGTTCTTTCAGTTCCACTCCAACTTGAAGCATCACCATCATCAGGAGCAGGTCTAATTACTTGCTCATCACCTTTATCTAAATTAACTGCCCTAATGCCTGAAGGTGTTTTTACTTTAGATTCTAAAATAATTCTTTCAATATCATCTAAAGGATACTTGACTAAATTACTGCGACCAAAGGCACTTCTATTAAGTGGATTACTGATAAAAGCACTTGCTCTTTTAATATCTCCCATAGTTCGCATACCAGTTCGCAGTTTTTGTGAAGGTGTTAATACACAGCAATCACTTCTGACTTTTTCATCAAATCTATCAAGATAATTCATTTTATATTATAAGAATATTTTTTTATTTCCTTATATTAAAAAGATGACTTCACTAACAGATGATGCTTATGTAGGAACTTTACATTATAAAGTTTTAGACCCTCCTGTTGCTGGTGCTAATCAGAACCTTAATGAAACCTGCTTAAATGGTTCAACAACTACTACTGATATATTTATAGATAATCCTACTTCAGGTAGATTATGGTTAAGTCAAGGTGTATCAGGTGGTGTTTATTTTGTTGATGACCATATTAATATTGTAGGTCAAACTTTCGATAAGAATATTAAAATAGGGACTTCAGTAGGAAATAATGTTGCTGTAAGAACTATCGACCAGGGAGTTAATGTAGGTAGAGCAAGTGGAAGTTATTGTGTAAATCTGGGTGAGAATATTGCTGGAACTCAACAAGGAGAGTATTGTGTGAGTTTAGGTTATGAAGCAGCACAAACAGACCAGGCAGGTGGTTCGGTTGCGATTGGTTATAATGCTGGTAATGATACTCAAGGCAACGGAGGCACTGGAGAGTGTGTTGCTATAGGTGGTTTAGCAGGTCAAAGAAATCAAGGCACTCATTCAGTAGCAATAGGTCAAGGGGCAGGAACTCGGGGTCAGGGTGCTGAAAATGTTGCTATAGGTTATAGAGCAGGAAATGACCGCCAACAACAGGCATCTATTGCGATAGGCACTGGAGCAGGTGCTTCACGACAGGGTGTTAATTCAATAGCAATAGGTTATGATTGTTGTCCCGATACACAAGGCGACGATTGTATTGGTATAGGTTCTATTGGTAATGGACAACCTGCGGGAAGTGTTGTATTAAGTGCTGGTGGAATTGTTTTAACACCTGCTAATGTTGGATTTTATGTAAAACCTATAAGAGGAGATACTAACCCTGCTGGAGGTGTTGCTAATTCTTTATGGTGGAACTCAGGAACAAGTGAAATTTGCTATCACATACCCTAAAATAAAAATCTTAAGTTATTATAAAAATGGAAAAAGAACCAGCACCCGCTCCCGCTCCCGCTCCCGCAACTCCTTTAAGAACTACCTTTTGTCTTCATAACCTCCCGACATCTCCTATAGGATTAGTTGTAGGAGATATATGGAATAATAGAGGTGTTCTAAATATTGTTTCATAAAATTAAAAATATTTCATTATATTAAAAAGATGACTTCTTTAACTGATGATGCTTATGTAGGAACTCTTCATTATAAAGTATTAGACCCTCCAGTATCAGTTGCTACAGATGATTTACAAACAACCTGCGATGAGGGGAATACAACAACTACAGAAATAGTATGTGCTGGTTTAACTGCTACTGATACTGATATAGTTGCTAATACAGGTAATATTACTGCTGACGGGGACATAACTGCTACTAATGGAGATATTAAAGCACAAAACGGAAATATTGAGGCAGTTGTTGGTAATATCACTTTAGATAGTGGAGATATAACTGCGACTGTAGGGCAAATAACTGCTGGTGGTAATATGACCTGTAATAACCTTATTGCTCTTGCTGGTTTAGTGTCTGCTCAAACAGGAGTGGTTGCTAATACAGGAGATATAACAGCAACTACAGGAGATATAACTGCTGGTAATAATATAACTTTAGGTGGTGATTTTAAACAAAATGGAACAGGTGATTTTGAAACTGCTTCAGGTAGTAATCAATTAAACGGAAGAGTCGATTTTCAAGCAGGTTTTGATGTGCCTTTAACTAATGGTGTAGGAACTCAAATAAGTCAAAATTATATTAAAAACAATATGACTTTTGAAGGTCAAGTTAAGTTTTTAGGTCAAATTAATGGGACTATATCAATTCCCGAGTTCTGCCCTGTATTTCCTGACCCTTCCTATAAAACATATACTCTAATTGATAATACACCTCCTAATAATCAATATGCCCTATCTCTACTTGCTACAGGTGATGCGGGTAGTTGTATGTTTGATTTACATACCTCACACGGAAACTTAAGACAAAATTATTCTTTTATAGTTGAAAGTTTTTGTGCTGATGATAAAGGCATTACACCAGTCCCTTATGTTCAAAATTATGCTATATATCCTCCTAATAATGGAACATCTAATACTGACTGCTGTATTCAAATAAACTATACTGACTATGCCCCAGCACTAACTCAAGTTATAAGAATTGATGTAAGAATATTTTATAACCCCAGTCCCCCTTAAAGATTTTACCGATTTTTTTTTCTATGTATATCTTAAAATGACTGACCCGACTGAACCCACTGAACCGACACAACCTAAAAAAGTTAAAAAGCAACGAACTCCCGAACAATTAGAGGTTCTTGCTAAAGCGAGGGAAAAGGCACTACAAATTAGAAAAGAGAATGCCGAACTCCGCAGAGCAGAGAAAGAGATGGAGAAGGAGCAAAAGCAAAAGATAATGAAAGAAAGAAAGGCGAAGGTAGAGCGATATAAAAACCCTGAACCTGAACCACCAGTAGAGGTAGAGGAATACAAACCTAAACCTAAACCGAAACCAAAAAAAGAAAAAAAGGTTGTTGTAATTGAAGAAAGTGAAAGTAGTGATAGTGAAGTAGAGGAGGTAGTTATAAAGAAGAAGAAAAGAAGTGTTAAACCACAACCACAACCACAGGCAAATATTCCAACTGATGCTGATATACAGAGAATTATTCATCAAAAGAAAGGTCGTGATAATTATAACCGACTTTATAACTCACTTTTCGGAAGTCATAGATAAAAATATTTTACTAACTTAAAGAAATGACCCAAAAGGAAGAGTATAATAAAAGACATAATCAACATAAAGATAAATCTAATAGTAAGGCAGATATAGTTAAAAAATCTAAAGTGCCTAAAAAAGTATTAGATGAGGTATATGATAGAGGTTTAGCAGCACATAAAGGTAATCCCGCCTCTGTGAGATTAAAAGGTAGTTATAAAAAAGACCCCAAAGCACCTTTAAGTAAAAAACTATCAGCACAGCAATGGGGTATGGCGAGGGTGTATTCATTTGTAAATAAACTTGAAGGTAAGCGAAAACTAAATCACGATAAAGACCTCGTCAAAGATATACCTAAATACAGAAATAAAAATATTAATACATTATAGTAAAGATGTGGTTGTTAGGAATTAAAAAATCACCTAAACCCGATAAGAAGTTAGAGGCGACCTTTTGTATGTGTGAAAAAAAGAATGCCTGTAAAGGAACTAATCATAAGGTAGTTCATTTCGGTTCTAAAGGTAGTAAAACATTTTTAGACCATAATGATGAAAAAATAAAAGACAATTATATAGCAAGGCATAAGGTAAATGAGGATTGGAATAAACCTACAACTGCTGGTGCTTTATCACGATTTATTCTGTGGAATAAGAAAACCTTAATAGCAAGTATCGCAGATTTTAAAAAGAGGTTTGGACTTTAGTTAAGTCCTCTACAGGAATAAAAGCATAAGTTTTTCTTTCATCAACTCCTCTATCTCTTCTACCAGCAAATCTTACTTTATATTCATAATCTTTTTTGTGCTTAAAATAATATAGTCCATCTTCAAAGTTAAAGCAGAATATAAAAGTTTTATCGGGGTGTTCATTAGCACAATATATCTTATTTATATTCATCATAGTATCGGGATATGTATTATGATTACATCTTCTACTCTTAAGTTCTACTGAAGTTTTTTCACTATTAAAATCGAATAGAGCATACCTTTCTTTAGAAGGTGTTAAATCTTCACCAAACTCCTTTTTGATAATATTAAATAATCTTTCCTCCTGAAGTTTTCCAAAATTGTAATCAGTCATTTTATAATAACTATAGAAAATATTTTTTATAAAATGGACTTAAAAAAATAAAATCTTATATATAATATAGAAATGTCTGCTGAAGTAAAAAGATATGCTAAACCTGAAGGGTTCAAGGGTCGGGGTAAAGGCAACACTAACTATAAGAAAAATAAGTGGGATATTACACTCTTCGATAAAGAAACTAATACTATGAAGTCAGGTAAGTATAGCACCATAAGGGAATTAAATGAAGGTATGAACTTAAAACTAACTGCTGATATAGTATGGCGACTAACTACAGGTGCGAGAGTTGATACTACCCAGCGAAATAAAGGTAATTCCTTTTTAAGTAGGTATGGGCATATTAAACTCACTAAAATTAATGAAGAAAAAATCGCTTAAAGGGCAAAAATTATCTTAAGAAAAATAAAAACCCCAGGACAAAAAATAATTTTTATAAAACTTTGAAAAATATACTTAAGGATTTTAGTTTTTATGTTTTTCAAGAAAAAAAAAATATGTATTATATAATAATGGAAGAGGAAAGAAAACTTTTGCTTAAAAACTATTTTGACTTCACCTCAATCAGAGCAGTTAGGGATGAGATGGGGTTGGATACTACAGCAGAAACCTGGGAAGCACTATGGCAAACCTATAGGGGACTGACTACACCTAAAGAAAAAAGAAAAAGAAGAAGAAAGATAAAAATAGCAACAGCAGAACAAAGACGCAAACTACAAAAGAAAAGGGATAAGAAAAAAAGGGAGAAGGCATTTACTACTATTAAAAATTACTTTAGTAGATACTTACAACGGAGAAGAACCCGAGTAAGAACACAAAGTTCCCTCGAAGGTGCTGTAAGGCAGAGAACTATTACTCCCGAAAGAACAATACCTTTTACAAATAATAATATAGTGCCTTTGAGTAATTATGTAATGACTAATATATCCTATCCTTTAGCACCTCAACATATTTTAGTAAGTTTTAGATTTTTCGTAATCTTTGATGATGGGACTATAATGTATCAAAACCGCAGAATATTTGAGGCAAACTATACAAGAGGCAACAGACAAGAGTTTATAGCAAGATTAAGAAATGCTATTAATGAGAACCTCGGTATAGGGTTCGGTAATACAAAAGGGTATGACGCATTTGTAATTAGTATAAGATTAGTTATTACAAACAGAGATGACCTTATAGGAGGTTGTGCTGGTAGGAATTGTAAAGATGGTAAGCAAGTTAAAATAGGTGGTAAAAATAATTACTGGAAAACTTTTAACCCTAAAGGTGATGAAAAAAGTAATAACTGCCTATTTAAATGTTTAGGTTTAGATACTAAAACAATAAATAAACTTCGAGATGATTTACAATTAGGTAAAGGCACTAAAATTAAAATTGATAAAATACCCGAAATATGCGACTACCTCGGGGTAGGTATAAGAGTATATGATGGTATGAAAAGGGAACTACTTTACTATGGGCATAAATACGAAAATGAGTATGAGTTAGTATTACTACAAGAACACTACTTACTTATAACTGATAAACTAAATAAATGCGAGGACTGCGGAAAACTTTGGTTAAAACAGCATACCTGTAATACAAAAAGAAAGCAGTTTTGGGCATTTAAGAATGGTGATAAAGTAGTAAAACCATCAACTAAAAAAGTAAGAACTGAACCTATAGATTACTCACAAATAATATATTATGATTTTGAAACCTTTACACCTAATAACCAGTTTGAGGTATATGCTGCTGGGTATTATGACCCTATTACACAACAAGCAGAAAGGTTTTATGGTAAAGAAAGTTTAACTGACTTTGTTAAATATATGAGTAAGCAAGAGGGTAAAATATTTATAGCACACAACGGAGCAAGATTTGACTGCTACTTTTTAGTTAATGAGATGCTTAAACAAAATATACCAGTAAAGGATATAATTTTAAATAATGGTGCTATAATGACTTATAAGTTTGGTAATGAGAATAAGTTATTAGATAGTTGCTGTTTTATCAGTAGTAAGTTAGGAGATGCTGGTAAAAGTTTTAAAATACCTCAACAATACTGGAAAAGTGAGTTTAACCATAAAAGGATACAAAACTGGAATGATACTATAAGATATAAAAAGGAGGTTGTAAAGTATTTGGATTTAGATATATACTGCTTAAAATATGTATGGGAAGCATTTAGTGATAAAATATTTAATAACTTTCAAATACACACTACCGATTTTATTACGACCTCATCAATGACTTATGCCCTTTGGACTAACTGGAATCAATCAGTTATTTATATACCCAGCGAGGACGAACTCGAGTTTATACAAAGAAGCACCTATGGGGCAAATGTTTATCCAGTAAAGAAACACTTTAAAAGTAAGGAATATAATGAAATTATAAAAGGCACTAAAAAATACGATGACTTAACTGACTACCTTATGATTATGGATGTTGTTAGTTTATACCCTACAAGTATGCTAAATGAATATCCTACTGGTAAAGCAAGTTGGGTTGCTGATATACAACCTAATAAAATGGGTATTTATGAAATTGATTTTAAACCACCTAAAGATATTTTATTTTCGCAACTACCTCGTAAAGTAAATGGTGGTATAATACACTCATTAGAAAATGGAACTGGGGTTTATAACAGCATAGATATAGCAAGGGCAATAGATGCTGGTTATGAAATAACTAAAGTTCATAAAGGGTTGGTTTGGGAAAGTAAGGAGGAGGTATTTGGTGAGTATATTAGAGATGTATTTAAAATGAAATGTAAGGCAAAGGAGGATGATGATGATGTAATGTATGCTATAAGTAAATTACTACTTAATGGACTTTATGGTAAAACTTTACAGCGACCTATTTTTCAAAAAACCGAAATTATTAATAACCATAAAGATGCTGTAAGTTTTCTTAATAAGCACGAAAGTATAAATGATATTGAATTACTAACTGATGATTATGTTTTATATAGTGGGGAGTTAGAACCTGATGATAAGGAGGACGCAATAACTAAACCTACCCAGTTAGGCAGTTTTGTTTTAGGATACTCCCGAACTATAATGTATGATATTATAAAATGTATCGACCCTACACTAAAATCACCTTGCTTTTATTATACCGATACTGACTGCCTACACATACATCAAAAGGATATGCCTAAAGTTGAACACCTATTAGGAGATGAGTTAGGTTTAATGAATAGCGACCTGAAAAATGAGGGCAGAATTATTGAGGGTATATATTTAGCACCAAAACAATATTCAGTTTGCTATATAGGTAATGATAATAAAGTAGTAGGTAAGTATAAATGTAAAGGTATAGACCGCAAATATTTAAAAGAGGGTATGTATAAAAAAGCGGTTTATAAGGGGGAGGGAACTGATGTAAAAATGACTGACCGATTTAAAAAAATACACTATAAAAGAAATAATAATCAGCAAGATTACTCACAATTTTCGGTTCATCTGGAGGATATTAACAGAACCTTTCATAAAACTAAATGGGAGGGCAGAACATTTTTAGGTAATAACTCCTTCCCTTTAGGACACCCTACACCACTAAAGGCAGTATTATCACAAACTGGAATACCTCCCGAAATAGCAAACTTAATTATAGAAAAAATAAAATAACTTAAGGGTAAGGTTAGTATATATATCAAACAAAGCAAACTTACCTTAAAATGTATTACATCAACAATATTCACATTACTCAATTTGAGAAGTGGGACAATATTAAAGAGTATAAACAAATTAAAAAGAACCTCAAAACAAAGGAGGACGCAATTAAATTATTACACCATATTAAAATGACTACCCCTGTATTTGGGGAGTGGAATATTATAACTGACCGCAAACTACCCGAACAATACTTAAACTACCTAAAAAAATAACTTAAAGGTAAGGGTAGTATATATATCATAAAAGCAACTACCTAACTAACTAAACTACCTTAAAATGTTTAACCTACCTACCGAGGTTATGGAAATTATTTACTATAAAAAGAACCTAATGGAACATAAGGATAAAAGTAAAAACCTAATGGTTGATTTAAACCAGTTTCACGAAAGGGTATATTGTAGTAAATGCGGAAAAAATATAATGGGATATGCTCAAACTTTTATTAAAAAGGATTTAAAAACTTATATTAATTTAGGGGAGTATTGTTGTTTAGAAGATAGTTATATGACCACTAAAGGTAAAGGTAATTATAAAAATTATATTGGGTGCTATAATACTTTAGAGGAGGAAGATGAAGAAGAAGACACTGAAGATAGAATGTATTTAAATATTAATGAAGAAGGTTTTACTTTAGGCACTAACCCATTTTAAAAAAAGATAAAAAAAAATTAAAAAAAAACTAACTTCCTAAAATTAGGTAAAGTTTATTAAGATTACTAACTATAAAAAAACATAACCTCAAATTACCCTAAAATTAGGTAAAGTTTATT